TGTTTTTTTGGATCGAATAAGTTTAATTAATGAATTAATACCTCCCTTATCTCCATTATTCATACCATCAATTTCATCCATAACAATCGCTATTGGTTTCGCTTTTTTTTTAATAAACTAATAACACTTTTATCAGAAAAATTTTCTGATGTTAATGATTCTATTTCGCATTTATTTCTTACATCCGAAGTATCATATTTAATAATATCATAATTCAGTTCATGTAACAAATCCATAATAAACTCTGTTTTTCCACTACCAGGCGAACCATATATATATAATCCTCTTTTATAAGAAATATCCTTTTTTTTATTTTCAAAATTGATAAGAATATTTTTTATTTCTTCCTTAATTTTATTTCTATCTAATATAGTATTGAAATTTATATTTTTCATATTAATTTTTATATATAATTGGGTTTATATATATAATTGGGTTTATATTTTATATTTTACAAATATTATTATTGCTTGTAATGCCATCCCACGTTAAATCACACGATTTTGCCCACCGAGATTTATTACATAACCCTCTTGGACCTGACCATAAAGAACCAGAAAAATTCATTTCTTTTTTACATGAGTCTTTCCCTAAATTTTTTACATTTTTACATAAGGAACCATTTGTTGAACTTCCATCATCAATCCAATAATCGGGGCAATTTGCCGTTACAGGTGGGTATGTTACATTTTTTCTGCTTCTATATAAAATAATTCCAACTATAATTAATAATGAAATTAATGAAAACACCGCAATATTTACTACTAATTTTTGAAAACGGTTCATTTTATATTATATAATAATATAAAATATAAAATATAAAATATAAAATATAAAATATAAAATATAAAATATAAAATATAAAATATAAAATATAAAATATAAAAGTATATTAATATAGATAATGAATTGTTCTAGCACAAATGGAAGAGTAAATATATTAGGACCAAATACAGATATTAGATTTTCTATGTCTGATAGAATACCAATTGACCAGGCAACTTCATTTAGAGATGCAATGACAGGAAACTGGAATAATACTATTTTATCTGACACATTTTTTAGTGCGCAAAATATTAAAATAATACAAAACGCGATTCGCGTTGGTGTATATAAAAGATCAAATGGAAATTATATTATAGGTGAACAAAATTATGATGAATTAAAAATTATAATGCGGAGTATATTTTTACAACATTCTAAAAATTTAGCAATAAATATTCGCGAACAAATCGAAACTTTGAATAAATTAGTTTTAGATTATTCAATAAACCAGGTTTATGGCGAAGCAGAAGGATATATGAAATATAAGAGAGACGCAAGCACCTTAGTCGTTCCAATTGCTATGCCTATATTATCTTATTCTAATGACAAACAATTAGAATTAAAACCATTTTTTTAATTTATTTTATTTATTTTTTAATAAAATAAATAAATAAAAATATTATTATATATTATAACAAAAAAATGAGTGGTGTTGATGAATATGTTTATTTGAGTTTGCCAAAAGGTATTAAACCGCCCAAAGGTTATGAACACTCTAAAAAAATTGGAGATTCTGTTATGTATAAAAAAAAAGTATCTGTTAATATGTTTTCTGCGTTAGATATTAAAAAACTAATTAAAGGTAATATTTCTAAATCTAATATTTCTAAATCTAAAGGTGGTAAAAAGAAACGAACGCGTAAACACAAAACTCGCAAACATTAATATATTTTAAATTAATTGTTTTTTCTTTACAATCTTTGATGCTGATGTTGACTTTATTTTAATTATTATTTTGGATTTGCTCGATTGACCCAATAAATTATTTTGTTTTTTTGTTCGTTGTATCACATATTCATTTCGCAATATCTCTAATTCACCTTTCCATAATTGTGATTCTGTTGTATTTTCTAGATGAATTAATTCTGATAATTTTCTTTCTTTTTCTTTCAAAATTTTTTCTACATTTTCCTCGGTGACACTATCAAACGGCATCCGAACTAAATACTTATATTCTGTATCCTCATCAATAACATCATACTTCATTTCTTTCAACATTTGCGAAACAATTAACGTTTTCTTACGCCGCAAATCTAATGTATCATCTAATATAGCACTAATAAATCGTGCTTTATTAGATAACACAATTTCTTCTTTTTTCAGTTCGACTAATTGATATGCTTTTCGTTTGACATAGAATGCCATACGTACCTTACTATAATAATCAATCATTTCATGAATAGTTGTAAATTTTACTAACTTTTCATTTTCATCAAACGCATGCATGTTTGTATTGGATTTTGTAGTATAAAGTTTCATAAATTTCTCTAAACCATTACAACCGTGTTCGCCTTCTTTTGCGAGTAATTCTTTTAACACAGAATTATTTGAAAATGTAACTGTAATATCAACATTTACATCTGTGCTCATATCAATATAATCTTTTACAAAAGATACTAATTTTGTCTTTTTCTTTTTATTGTCTGTTGGTGTTGATGCCGATGATTTTTTTGTTGGTTTATCATTTTTATCCCCTTCAATTAATTCTTCAATAAATTGTTTGTAATCATCAGTCCATGTGCCAATAGGTAATTCAGTAATTCGCACTTGGGTATCATTCAATACTTCATATTTTCCGCGAATCAAAAATTTACTTTCGGAAATAGTTGTAATGTCGCCTTTGAAACCTTCATAATAAGGAGAAATAGGAATAGATATAGTACTGGATGTATTACCGCTAATTGTAGATGAAATATAATCAATAATATTGAGTGGGTCATAACACATAATATCAGTGCTGAATCCAGTGCCAATGCCTTTACTACCATTAACTAAAATCATAGGAATAATTGGAACATAGTGAATCGGTTCAACCTTAGTGCCATCATCATCTAAATATTCTAACACACAATCATCTGCTTCTGGAAATATTAATCGAGTTAATTTCATTAAACAAGTAAATATATATCTTTCAGATGCGGAATCACTACCGCCCTGTAAACGCGTTCCAAACTGCCCCCGAGGATCAAGTAGATTAATATTATTAGATCCTACATAATCTTGTGCCATACCCACAATCGCGCCATTTAGACTTTGCTCACCGTGATGATAACAACTAATTTCTGAAACAGAACCACTTAATTGTGCGACTTTAATTTCATTTGTGATTTTTCGTTTAAAACATGTAAAGAGGATTTTTCTTAGACTAGTTTTAAGTCCATCTACTAAATTAGGAATTGACCGATCACAGTCATATTTCGAAAAATGTATCATTTCTTTTTTTACGAATTCTTGATAAGATACTAATTCTTTATTTGTATCTAAATAAGCATCACGATTATATGCGTACAACCATTCTTTACGATCATTTGCTCTTTTTTTATTAAATACCATGTCGATCGCATCTCGACTTTCTTGACCGGTACTTTCAAATTTTATCATTTTTTTATTAGCAAAATATTGTTTAAATTCTTTACTAGTGCTTGTGCCCAACCCTTTGTAATATTTGATTTTCCAATTTTTTATATCATTTTCATTTTTCCATTTTAAGTATTCTCCATCATTGTAAAATAATAATTCTTGGGTTCCTTTGAGTGCTTTAATAATAGGTGTATTCATAAATCCAATAAACCCTGGAATATCTAATAGCGTTTCCCATTCTGAGTCAAAGAGATTAATTCCTAACCCTTTAATATGACTACCATCTAAATCTTGGTCTGTCATAAAAACCACTCGTCCATATCTTAAATTTTTTTTTGAGGTTTCTGATGTATATTTTTTATTTGTTTCTAATCCAAGAATTTGAATAACTTCATGTATTTCCTTATTTTCTATTATGCGTTTAGTTGTTTCGCCACGCACATTCAAAAGTTTACCACGCATTGGATAAACACCAATATTATTTCGATCATCCGCACTTAACCCAGAAACAATGCCAGCTTTCGCCGAATCTCCTTCACATAAAATTAATGTACACTCCTCACTGCGTGAAGTTCCCGCATAATTCGCACTAATATATTTAGGAATACCTCTTACACTTTTGGTTTTTGCACCATCTTTTTTTTTCACTTCTTTGGATTCTTTTACTTCTGTCAAAGCGCACGCAGCATCCATCACGCCCATTTTCGCAATTTTTTCAACGAATTTATCACTAATTTCGCATGAAGACCCGAAATTAGACATGGGCGTATTCATGTAATCTTTTGTTTGACTTTCAAAAGTTGGATTTTCTATGTCACACCGAACAAACAACATTAACTGTTCTTTGATCGTGGTAGGTTTCACGTCAACCTTTTTCTTCTGTTTAATAAAAGCAGTTAATTTTCTTATAATTTGATTGAGAATATAATCAACGTGTTTTCCTCCTTTTCCAGTATAAATACCATTTACAAAAGAAACCTGTGTGAATTCTTGTTTTGGTGCCAAACAAACAACATATTCCCATCGATTATTTGCTTCTTCATAAATACGCGGAGTATCACTTTTTATGCCAATATATAAATCAACATACTGTTGAAATTGTTTTACAGGGACGATTTCGCCATTATATTTTACCTTAACTGATTTATCTGTTACCGCAGCAATATCATAAACACGCCGTTTAAATAAATTAATCATATCACACGATAACCCATTCGGTAAATTTAACCGTTTATAATCAGGTTTGAATGTAACTTTGGTATAAGGTTTTTTACTCTTAGGCGTTTTTTCAATCACTGGCGGTTTAATGACATTTAAATTATCTTCAAATTCCTGAGTATATTTTAGTCCTCTAATATGATCAATTGTTTCGATTCTACCCCAAGAAGACCAAATGAGAACTAATTTAAATCCAAATCCATTTTTACCGCCAGTGATTTTTTTCTGTGTCTTATCATAATTTGTCGATGTTCGTAAATGCCCAAAAATCATTTCAGGTATCCAAATGTCTTCTTCTGGATGTTTAGCGACGTCAATGCCATTTCCATCATTAGTCATTGTAATCGTTCCATCAGGACTAATAGATATATCTATATAAGAAACGGGAATTGCGTTTGAATTTTCTGATTTAATCGCCTCTGCCATTCTTACACAATGATCACGGCAATTCACGACACCTTCATCAAATAATTTATATAGTCCAGGAATAATTGTGATTTGCTTAGAAATAAATGCTTGATTTTCTTCATCATACACATAAGTATCATACTCAGTCATCTCCATAGAACCAGTATAAGTATCTGGGTTATCCAAAACATGTTCTTTATCACTTTTCTTTTGATATATTTTCGAAAGTTCTACATTTTCACTTGATTTCTCTTTTTTAGAAGAGTGCATTTTTGTAGATTTAATAGAGTTTTTATTTTCCATTTGATATAGAACTATTTATATACAAATAATTCTATATAAATGGTTTCAATTTTATTATTATTAAACAATAATTATAATTTCTAAAATTAGAAAAATATTATCTCTTCCGTAATTATAGTGTGAATAATATGCTAAGACCTGAACCTCCTCATATTAAACATACTGAACCTTTAGCGTTTAGAATATCACGCATCGTTAAAATCGCAAACACTTCAAGAAATAGCGGAATGACTAAATTTTATAACGCAAATACAACAAATAATTATTCGAATTCTCAACCAAAAAATAATTTTAATTAATTAAAATCTTACTTATATTTAGAATTATTTTCTCTCTATATGTTATAAAAATGGTTAAGAAAACAATGAGATCTTCTGATGGCAAATACCACATACATGGTAAAGTATATGACGCTTTAGTTGGTTCTCGTGCTCAAGTAGGGCATAATTCCGCATATAAGACTTCTGGTGGTCTTACCAAAAGTGATTTATTTAAAAACAAGCATGACCGATATGTTTCTTTGAAAAAGCACCGAACTGCTAAGAAAGAAAAACGTTTAGAGAAAGCAGGATATTTTACCAAAAAAGGAACATTTGGATCTATTAAAAAAAATGTTTCTAAGAAACGTTCGACACGCAAGCGGAAGTAAATATACTATATAATTACTCCATTAAAATAAATAAATAAATAAATAATTAAAATAAATAATTATTTATTTCCACCAAGTAGGCGAAATTAAACCATCATTATCTATATGATCTGAAATAATATCTGTTGCCGTTTTTTCAAAGTATATTTTACTTGATAAACACTGATGTTTATTATTTGAAGAATAAAATTCATATGCTTCATATAATGATTTAGTAAAATTATCTTCATTAATTCCACATTTTAGTTTAAATAAATAAAGAGAATTCACAATTTCTAATCGTTTATTCCATAAACTACATTTAATATGTCTTAAATATTTATTATATTCAATAACTACTTCTGGATAAAAATGCCGTATAAGTTCAATTAATACACCATCGCTGATATTTACATTTATATTATTTATTTTATTTTTAGTTAACCATACCTTAAATAATGTCGATAATTCGTCTATTTCTATTTCTTCGTCGTGCTCATCATCACTTATTGTAGAATCCCAAAATTTCATAAAGTTTGATACAATCGGTAAATGTGTGCTTGTAATATCCATAAACGAATCTTCTTCTTCATTATAATTTAATTTTGATTTAAATATCAATTTAAGTGTTTCATAAAACGCAATATTTGATATATTTTTAGAATCTAAAAATTTTTTGAATAAAAATAACATATTTTTTGTATCTATTTTAGAAGAAACACATGTAGTTAATGATTTTTCTATAAAGTTATTTATTATTGATTCAATTGTATTATTTTTCAAATAAAGCGAATAATCTACCAATTTTGTTTCAGAGCATTGTTTCAAAAACCCATCTGCCGACCTATATCTTAATGAATAATGAGAAGAAACGCATAATAAATCCAATATATTTTTAATTAATCCATGAAATGTATTTAATAATTTTGATTTATCATAATTATAATCCCCACTATCATTTATTAAATTGATATTTAAGTTTGGATTAATATTTATTAAACGACAACGGTCATACTCATGTTCATAATATTTATATTTAATGTTATTCAAACAATTGGTAATTCCAAAATAAATATAACACTGATTTATTATTTCAGACAATATTGGTTTAATCGAAGAAGATATAATATAAATTAAATTGTTATCTGTTTTTGAATTTATACAATCACCAATTATAGTAAGAAAATATTTTGCGCTATTCCTTGTAAGAAAAATAGACGGATAAATACTATTAATTACATACTGAATTGTGGCAGATTCTGGAATAGCAGTCAAGGGTGATCTTTCTTTAATTTGTTTAATAATATTATTATTAATTTTTCTTTTCCAGGGCATTAAATTTTTTTCATTTGAAATAGTAGTTAATATTTGATGCTGAATATTATCTTCACTATAAATATTAAAATGTATTCCGTCATATTTTAAAAATAATTCAGTCTGAGAAGCATAATAATATTTATTTTTATGTAAAAAACAACTTGTAAATTCATCGCGATATTCAGTTAATTGTTGTTTTCTTATTTCACGCTGAGTATGTGCTACTTCATCATTTTCTAAGGCAGCAGGAAGAAATTGTTCAATATAATAATTTATTCTACCTTGTATATAATTATTATTTTTATATTTTTCAATCATACTATTTAATATCACTTGTAAATTTGGTTTATTTTTTTGATCTTTATCTGTTTGGTATATTGTAACATCCATTTATATATTAATCTTAATACCAAAATACTTTTATATTATAATAAATAGTATAATAATATTTAAAGATTTGTTAATTATTAATATTATAATACTATATGGATGATAACAACAATACTGATATAACAAAAAATAATATTCTAACAATTCAAACAGTTCAAATTGCACCTTTTCGTACTCTCATGACTGCTCTTAAAGATATTTTATTAGAAACAAATATTACGTTTACAAAAGACGGAATTAAAATCATTAATATGGATAAGTCGCATACAATTTTGGCACATTTATCATTGGATGCTGTGAATTTTGAAGTATATGATTGTAAAATGGATAAAATTATTATTGGTGTAAATATGTTTCATTTATTTAAACTGATTAATACTATTGATAATGATGATACTTTGACGCTTTATATTGAAGAAAAGGATTATACCGATGGAATTGTCCAATTTCTTTGTATGAAATTTGAAAATGGAGATATTAAACAACATAAGATACAAAAATTGCGATTAATTGAACCAGATACCGAAGAATTAGATGTGCCTGATGTGAAATTTTCATCTGTTTTGAATATGCCTTCTAGTGATTTTCAAAAAATTATTCGTGACCTTTCGTGTATTTCTGATAAGATTGAAATAAAATCTATTTCAACAAATGATGGTGCAGAATTAATTTTTAAATGTGTTGGTGGATTTGCTGCTGCTGAAATACGTCGCGCAGAGACTGATGGAAGCATGGAATTTATACAAAAACCTGATAACAGTAAAATTACACAAGGTGAATTTTCTTTAAAAAATTTAGGTTATTTTATTAAATGTACTAATCTATGTAATCAGATTGAAATGTATTTGGAAAATGATATGCCGCTTGTTGTCAAATATAATGTCGCATCTTTGGGTGAAATTAAATTAGCATTAGCACAACTTCCATCTATTTAAAAAATAAATCTATCACTAAATAATAACCCATCAATTATAGTTGATATGAGAAATCCTTGTAATATATTTTTTATTATAGAAGCATTTAAAAAAAATGTAATAATTAATCCAATTAATCCCATAAACCAATGATGAATATGATGATTACAAATCTGTAAACTTCCGTTATGAAATTGTATATTACATATACCTATAGTACACGTACTATTAAAAAAACGAGGTTTATTATTAGATTGATGTGTTTCAAAATTTAACATATGAATCATTAATGTAATAAGAAAACTTATTAAAAAATAATTGTTAATAATCATCAGTTATTAACAATTATATTTATTTATATATTTATATATATATACATATATTTACTTATATATATATAAATATAGACATATATTTATTCCGAATGTTTTTTAAAAATACACCCATGAGATGTTACTCCGCCATCTATTTCATAAATGGATGACGGATTTTGAAAATCTCGGGTTGATAACCATATTTTAATAATACAGAAATTTTTTTTTGGAGAAATAGTTATACCTGTAATTGTCGGACGCAACTTTTTATCTTCTGTTAAACATTCACCAACTAAACTATATGATAGTTTTTTCCATACAGACGAGACATTCTTATTACTAACCTTATATGAAAAACAACCTCCATTTTTATTTTTAGGGTCTTCCCATAGTGGTAAAATATTATTTCGCATTAAAAATAGCATACAATTGCTAATCATTTTTTCTGGAAGAGTTTCACATAGTGTAATAATTCCTTCTACACTACCGATAGTTACTATTTCTTTATAACTATTAACACTCCAATCGACATCATGCGGCAAATGTGACCATAAAGTCCATTTATCGTATAAAATATGATTTTTATGGTTTTCTGTTTTCTCTAAGAGAGTTGTTGCGTCCATTTCTGGTATGGAACTATTATCCATTATACTATATATAATCAATTTTTTATATTATTTAAATTAAATATAATATTATTTGAATAAATAATATTTAATCGTGACTCATCCCATACAAATTATCTTCTATTTTTTTAATATTGTCATTGGGATTACTATGAGTTATGCGTTGATAATCTGTTTTTTCTAAAATAATATTTTCTTTATTTGATATAGTAATAAAATCCATATTATTATCAAAAAATTGTACTGAATATTCTTTATTATTATGTTCCTCCAATTCTACATTATGATGCTTCTTTAAATACCATTTAATAAATGATTTATGAAATAATATATTATCTACTAAATAAATTGTTTTAGGAATTTTAATTATATTATCATCATCATTAAGTATAAAAACGTATTTATTGTCTTTTAAAACTATTGTTGGTGATAAAAATTGCACTTCGCTTTTTTCTAAATTATTATAATTAATACTTTTAATTTCATTATTATTCTCATTCACTTTATAAATGGATTCTAAATTATTAGTTAAACGAACATATGTGGTATTTTTTTCTGGAATAACACATTCATATATAATAAAATCATAACTATTTTTATTATTAGTATTTTCAATGTAATTTATAGTTTCTTCAATATTGTTGTTTTTTTTTGTATTCATTATTTCATTCCCATTATTTAATAATATTATTTTGGATATATAAGGTTTATTTGAATCACAAATTACATTAATACATTTGTTATATATTTTTTTCATTTTTAATTCAATCATAGTATATGATTTCAATCCATACCATCCAATAATGTAAGTAATTGATTTTATTTCATCTGAATATGTAATGTTATACCAACGATAATTATAAATCAACAATGAAATTAATGATGAAATTGCTAAGTAAAAATACATATTAATAATTTATATATATTATAATAGTTAAAATTTTAAACCGTTTATAATAATAATTAATTACTACTTTATTCATTACCTGTATAAATTCTTTTTCCATTTGATGGGGACAATCCAAATGTGAATAAAAGTAGTGTAGAAATAATTGTCATTGTAATAAACGGAATAAATACTATAAACCACGAAATAATCCCAAGACCTTTTTTACATAAAAAATTTAACATTATTGTAAATCCAATCATAATTATAAATTTAAAAAACGCCGTATTGTATAGACCTTTAAATGTATCTATAACTATTTGTGTTAAGGTAAATCCAATATATAAAATAACTGGTGCACAATAATTATTAATATTTCTATCAATTTCCATATAATAAATTATGATATTTTAATTTATTATATATTATATAATATTATAAATTTATTCAAACATTTCAACTTCTCCGTCTTTAAATATACCTACTTGTTTTCCAATATCATCATCTTCTGTTATCTCATAAATATTACCATTAATATCATTATTTGTATAAAAATTTCCAACATCTTCTATTTCAACCATAAATACTTCTTCTTCTTCTTCTTCAACAACTTCTTCTTCAGTTAAATTAATAATGTTAACTGCCCTTCGTTCATGTAAAGGTATATCCTCATCTGCTTCACTTGCCTCTGCTTCACTTGCCTCTGCTTCACTTGCCTCTGCTTCACTTGCCTCTGCTTCACTTGCCTCTGCTTCACTT